GTTCACGCTCCCGATGGGTTACATCAACTTTGTCGCTTCCTACGGGCGGACTCTCCTAGTTGGTGACCCCCGACAGATCAACCACGTTGACTTCTCCGGTGGTTTGTGGAACGGGTGCGCGAAGCTTGAGGCCTATTTGCGTTTTATTCCCCGTCACCACATAAATGTCACGCGCCGGTGCCCGCAAGATGTGACCGTCCTCCCAGTAATTCGCAAGCACTACCCCGGGATCACATCCGAAAGCCGCGTCAACAGCAGCATATCATACGTGCATGAACGTTTTGAGAACGCAAACGCGCAAGTCGTCTGCTTCACTCAAGAACAGAAACGGCAGATCCAGCTGTTGGGTAAGATTAACGCAGTCACCGTTCACGAGTGCCAAGGGCGCACCTATTCCAGCGTCATACTCCACTACGCCGGGACTGCAGGCGAGCGCGCCCTCATTCGTCAGAGCCCGAATCACGTGATTGTCGGACTCACGCGCCACACCAACCAGCTTTTTGTGCGTGATTGCACTGGCGCAGAGGGTGGTGACCTGGTCACTGCCATTAATGACAGTTCGCCTTTAGACGTCCTTGCGGACTGCAGTAACATTGATCTGGCTGCTGTCGAGAACCCAACGTTGACTCCCAAAACGCACGTGGAGCTCGCCGTACCGCTTGACGTCCCTTACGTGTGCGCGAAAGCTGACCACATCGCCGCCGAGGCCGTTATTAGCAAGTACTACCCGGCCCCCCCGCAGCGCGAGCAAGTTTCCGCCGACAGCGTGGAATATAACACCGGTGCGGACGCGAAGGGCGTCTTTAAGCCCCATTTGCTCTCCGATGACACTGACACTGAACGCAAGCGCCACACCGTCTACTGCTTCGACGGACCGCAACGCGTCAAGATCACCAAACACTCCAACGACCAGATGCACGCCCGCAGCATGTTGGAACGCCTTACTCATTCGACCAAGAACATGGCCCCCAACGTTGCGCGTAAGCTGGCTAAGGAGTTGTTCCGCAAAGTTGAAGCGGAATTCGACTGGAACCTGCCCGAGAACGCACATCATCGGATGTTCCTTGACGCCTTGGAAAAAATGACCACGCGAGGGCAGAATATGGACTCGATCATGGACGCCCCTGACTGGCGAGAGCGGTACGTCGCGCTGGTGAAGTCGTTCCTTAAAGACCAACAGAAACCCATGCTCGGCAAAGATCCGTTGGAGACAGACAAGGCCGGACAGGGCATTTCCGCATGGGACAAGACTTTAAACCTTTTGATGTCCCCTTGGACGCGGCTGCTCGAACAGGTTCTGATGAAACAGTCTTTTGGGAAGATCCGCGTGATGTCCGGTATGTCCGACCTTGAGGTACAGGCCATTATTGAGGCCGACGTTACGCCCGGGGAACGCTTCGTCGACAATGATTGGACGCAGTTCGACAGTAATCAGAACAACTTGACGCGCGAGATTTTGCTCCGCGCATTACGGCGCATTGGCACACCGGAGGTTCTACTGTCTCGCTTCGAGGAGCAAATTAAGACGCGGAAGGTCTGCTTTACCGCGCTTTCCCTCGAGGTGAATGACAAGAAGGATTCGGGCGCTCCGCACACTTTAGTCGACAACTGCTTGTTCAACCTAGCGATCTGCATGGACGTCATAGAGAATTACGAGCATCTCTACATCAAAGGCGACGACAGTCTGGCCCGCGGTCCCGCAGTGGGCTTCAATAAGGAGCGCATGGACTATTACACTGACAAATGCGGTTTTCAGTTCAAGCCTGGCAGCAGCGGCCAGTTTGTTTCGTTCATTGTCACTGAACATGGTGTCGCTTTCGACATGCCTCGCGTCGCCGCCAAAGTTCTGTCCCGTTGCTACACTAGCGAAACCGATTTTAAGAACTATCAGGAAGCGATTGGTGCCACTTTTAAGAACGTCGACCAAGATGCAGGCTACAACATGTGCCGCGTCAACGCGATCCATTACGACCATTCGACCCGAACGGACCACCATTTCGACCTTCTTCTCAGCTTCCTGCTCAGCTTCGCTCGTGGTGAAGTGCCTTTCTCG